GAGGATTTTTACGGACCAAAAGAATGTGGTTGCTGCTACGGCAATGGCAGTTATTGGCTTACGCCCAAAGGTCGACACGTTGTTTGGCCCGGTGGACCGTTCTGCTAAAGGAATTAAATAAATGAAACGCATCTACCGTGGCTTCGCAATCGAGTACCCGCCAAGTATGAAGCAGTTCTTCGTTTGTGAAACGAACGGTAAAGTCCTCGCTACAACAAACTCCTATAACGAAGCTTGCTCTTGGATCGATTTTGAAATCCGCCGTCAACGACTGGAAGTTTTCCCGGAGGATAAATAATGCTTACTATTTATGCAGTAAATGTGCGCGATGCCTTACCGCAGGGGATCAGACTTCTCAAAGAAGTCGGCGAACTCGAACAAAGTCGCAACGGTACTGTGCTGGTTGCACCGTGCCCCGTTATGACCGTTTATGAACGCCCAACGGAGCGAGTACTGTTTTCTGCGGAACGGGACGCTAATCCCTTTTTCCATTTGGCTGAAGCTTTGTGGATGTTAGCGGGCAGAAGGGATGCAGAATTCTTAAACCAGTTCATCAAGGATTTTGGCGAACGTTTTGCGCAACCGGACGGCAGACTTCATGGCGCGTATGGTTATCGCTGGCGCGTCCATTTTATAAAGGATCAGCTCGAAGAAATCATTATGATGTTATTACGCGACCCAACAACCAGACATGCTGTGCTGACCATGTGGGACCCGGTTGTTGATTTAGGAGTTTTATCACATCTTAAGGATCGCCCTTGCAACACACAAGCTTATTTTCGCATCAATAAAAACGCCTTAGACATGACAGTACTTTGTCGCTCCAACGATATTATCTGGGGGTTATACGGTGCCAACGCTGTACATTTTTCTGTTCTCCAAGAATACATGGCAGCTCAGCTCGAGCTTCCGGTTGGCGTTTATTACCACCTAAGTAATAATTTTCATGCCTATCAAACCGAACTAGAAAAACGTTCAGGCACGATGGAAGATGCTCGGGAAATATCAACGCAGCCATTAGTCGACGCACCAGCTTATTTCGATGAAGAACTCGCCGCTTTATTGCAGGGTGCTGAACCAGATTTTCACAACCTTTTCTTAAGCGACACAGCATTTCCTATGTTTGACGCCTATCGAGCATGGAGAAAAAAGGAATTTGTCAGAGCTCGCTTAATTCTTTCGGAAGTAAGGGCAGACGATTGGCGTACGGCTTGTCAGGAATGGCTCTGGCGGAGGACAAAACATGTCGTCGCTGCGTGATAGAATTTACAGTTCTCCGGTTATGGCAGCGCGGTTAAAGCGCTACCACGCTTGGCCAGTCTTACATCAACAAACGGTCGGCGAACATTGTGCACGAGTGGCTAACATCTATTGTGAAATCTTCGGTATGCCCAGCGCTAACGTTTTTTATTATATGCTCAACCACGACGCCGGAGAACTGTTAGCCGGGGATGTGCCCTTTGGTGGCAAGGACCACGTTAAGGAATTACGAGCAGCCATTCAGGAAGCGGAAGAAATTGGACGAACCTTATTAAAGATCGATTTGCCGCGCTTATCCCTAGATGAACAAAGCAAAGTCAAGATCGCAGACTTACTGGAAATGTACGAATTCGGTTGTCTGGAAGAGCTGATGGGCAACCGATTGGCTGCACCCGTTACGGACGAAACCTTATCCGCTGCGCTGAAGATTGCTGATAAAATCTTTGTGCGCGAACCCGTTCTACGTTGGATCAAACAACAGGAGTTATCTCATGACCGCTAACAATTACCAGATCGGTGGCACGCATTATAAAAGCAAGTATGAGCACTGGGACCTTGTAGCCGATACGGAAATGGGTTATCTGGAAGGCTGCGTTACAAAATATATTTCCCGCCATAAAAAGAAGCATGGGTTAATTGATCTGCAAAAGGCCAAACATTATTTAACAAAATTAATTGAAACCTGTGAATATCACAGAGCGCACCGAAAAAATATCTACGTTGGCGCAGCGTTCGGCAACGTCGATTATTTTTGTCAGGTAAACAAGATTGGTAACGACGAACGCAGAGTCATGAAACTCGTCGCGGCTTGGCAATTAAAAAACGATTTAGAACAAGCCTTGGATGCACTGCAGCAACTAATCGAAATATATGAACCGGTGCTGCCTTTCCCTGAACAATTTCGTCCCGGCACTCCGGAAGACGGCGGACACCATGCAGCCTAGCTTTCCGTCATTGAAATCGGCCAAGCTGATTTCTATCGACTGCGAAACTAAAGATGAACAATTGAAGACACACGGTCCCGGTTATCACCGTGACGGTGCGATCGCTGGCGTTGCTATCGCTGTTGACGGCTTTAGCGAGTACTACCCCGTTGCCCATGAAGGAGGTGGCAATCTCGACAAGGCAAAAGTATATGCTTGGTTAAGGGAGCAGCTACGAGGCGACCAGCCCAAACTATTCGCACATGCTGCATACGATCTAGGCTTTTTGAATAGCGCAGCGATTAAAGTCAACGGGCCAATTTATGATGTACAAATTGCTGAACCGTTGTTAAACGAAAGTCGTCGTTCATATTCGCTAGAAACCTTGTCGCAACATTATCTGAAACGCGGCAAGAAAAAGAATGAACTAAATGAATGGATCGGACAAAAGTTTGGTAAGACAGGTCAACGCACTCCAGGAAATTTTATTTGGCGTGCGCCCGGTTCTATCGTACGCGATTACGCCATCGAAGATACACAACTCCCGTTGGAAATCTTCCCTATCCAGAAAAGAGCGCTTGAAGCAGAAAATTTGTGGGACTTATTCTTGTTAGAAAGCCGTCTTATTCCGATGCTGGTTGCTATGCGGATGCGTGGCGTGCAAATCGACCTCGCAGCAGCCGAACGACTTTACGAAACGATGACCAAAAAGCAGAAACAGCTCGGCAAGAAGATTGGCGATACCGGTCCGGAAACGTTTGTTTGGTTAACCGCACCGGTCGCAGCCTTGTTTGACAAGGAAGGTATCGAGTATCCGAGAACTCCAAAGACTAACCGCCCGTCGTTTACAAAGGAATGGCTCGCGGCTTGCCAGCACCCCATTGGAAAACTAGTACAGGAAATCCGGCACTTGGATCGGATGCGTAATACGTTTGTTAAAGGCGTTGTTTTGGAAGGGCACCACAAAGGCCGGTTGCACGCCTCGTTTAACCAATTGCGCAGCGATGCCACCGGCACAGTGAGTGGCCGCTTTAGCTCCTCGCAGCCGAACCTGCAGCAAATCCCGGTGCGCACCGAATTGAGTAAACCAATCCGCAGTCTTTTCTTGCCCGACAAAGGCCAGGATTTTGGTACAACGGATTTTAGCCAAATCGAGTTTCGTTTGTTAGCATTGGCAGCAGCCGAACAAGGTTTAAGAAGCGGTAATAAATTCATGGAGGCGTACAACAAGGATCGTAATACAGATTTTCATCAAGTCGTTGCGGACATGACCGGGCTACCCCGAAATTACGCAAAGACAATAACGTTCGCAGCAGCATATGGTGCTGGCCCAGCTAAGATCGCAATGCAGCTTGGCATGGACGAAGCCAAAGGCATGAAGCTGTTAAACGAATACCATCGACGCGCGCCGTTCATTAAACCGTTGAGCGGGATTTATCAGGATCAAGCAGAAGAACACGGTGAAATTACAACGCTACTCGGCCGCAAGCGGCGGTTCAACAAATGGCAGGTCAAAGGAGTAGTCGATAAGCAAGGTATCCCAATTTTATTTGACAAGCGGGTGGCTAATTCACAACGTGCATTTACCTACCGTGCGCTCAACGCCTATATCCAAGGTTCGGCAGCCGATGTCCTTAAGCAAGCCATGGTGCTGCTCTGGGAAGGTGGAGTATGTGACGTACTCGGAGCTCCGCATTTGACCGTACACGATGAACTCGACGTCAGCGTACCAAAGAATAAAGTGGGCCGGGAGGCTTTTAAGGAAATGGTTCATACGATGGAAACAGCAGTTGATCTGGCCATTCCGTTACTGGTTGATCACGGGCTTGGTAAAAACTGGGGTGAAGCAAAAGGATAATAACAATGCTTATGCAAATTCTCACGGATTACGTTGCCAAGAAAACCAAAACTTGGAAGCACGATCGCATGGTCACCGTCGGCGCATCCGAAATCGGTGCTTGCGAGCGGAGAACGTATTATCTCAAATCGTCTGAACGCGCGGACAAGGATCACCTCGCACGGTGGGGTGCAACGCATCGCGGCGATCTTATTGAGCAGTATTTAGTCGTGCCAGCCTTGCGGCAACGGTTCGGTAAGAAGTTGCTCTGGTCAGGCAAGGCGCAAAAAACACTTATCGACAAGTTTCTCAGCGCCACTCCAGATGGGCTTATTGTTAACGCCCCACGAAATATGCTACGCCATTTAGGGATAAAGGATATCGAAAGCGATTGCCTGTTAACCGAAATCAAATCGATCGACCCGCGCGCCAATCTGGAAAAAGAAAAACACCAACACCGGTTGCAGGCGATAACACAATTAGGATTGGTCCGAACCAAAACCAAATACCGGCCGATGTACGTTCTGATCATGTACGTCGACGCCAGTTTTCATGACGAAATTAAAGAATTTGTTGTTCGTTATGATCCGGACGTTTTTCTTACACTACAAAAGCGCGCACAGAAAATCCTGTCAGCCGCTGGCGCGCAGGAGCTAAAGCCGGAAGGTTGGATTGCTGGAGGACAGGAATGCGAAACCTGTCCTTGGAAGGATGCCTGCGGCATTGAGCGGCATGCGTTACCTTCGGAAAAGTTTAAAGGCGAACCTATTGACCCGCAGCGCACTGCTGAAATTACCGATATGGTGCGCGAATACCGGGATAAGCAACATTCGCGGGATGCTTTAGACGCGCAAGCCAAGGAGCTGAGCGAAGCTATCAAATCGCGGCTACGTGATTGGCAGATACGCAAGGTACCCGGCGTTGTAACCATGAGCCAAGTAAAAGGCCGGGAGAGCTATGACCTCAGCGCCCTTAAGGCAGCAGCCGAAGAAAAGGGTATCGACACTGAACCGTTCAAACGAATAGGCGACGCTTATAGTCGTCTAACTGTCTCGCTCCCTGAGGAGTGAGTTCTCGAGCAAAAGGAAAAGAGAAAAATGG